TTAAACGCCGAGATCAGCGACCCAAAGATTGCGCTGCCGGTTGCTTTAACCTGGTCAACAAACTGTGTGAGTGCGTTGCGAAAAAACTCAGACTTATTGTACGCCAACACCACAGCGCCAATGAATAGCGCGATTGCCCCAACCACAAGTGCAACAGGTGCAATGATCGCAGCGAAGCCGGCAGCAAGCCCGGCACCGGCAGGGGCAGCTAGTGAGGCTGCTGCACTCATTGAACCAATCGCAGAACTTATCGCGCCAAGCGCCCCAATGACCTTGCCGGCAATAAGCAAGATGGGGCCAAGGGCTGCTGCGACAGCAGCAAAGGCAACGATCAGGTTTTGAGTCTTAGGACTCAGCGATGCAAAAGCCTCGGCTATCTTTGTGACAAAAGCAGACACCTTTTCAACAGTTGGCGCGATAGCATCACCAACACCAATCAGGCTGTTTTTCAGTGTTGCCATTGCCTGACTTAGTTTGAAACCTGTTGTCTCTGACGCAGCCTCAAAAGCCGGATCGAGGTCGTTCGCGGTTGTGCTGGCCAACTCACCAAAGATTGATTCAGTAGTCTCAGCGCTCGCGCCGAGCAAATCCATCACGCCAATGAGTGCTCGTTGATTTCCGAACAGTTCTGCCGTGGCGAGAGTGTTGCCGCCAAAGCGTTCCTTCAAAAGTTTCAGCCCGGCAAGCAGCCCATCATCTGCGATGGTCTTTCTAATTCCCTCATAAGACAATCCAACAGACTTCAGCGCCTTAGCGCCTTTGGGGGTTTCCTTAGTAACAGCCAGCATGATGCCCTTGAGCTGCGTTGATGCAGTCGCTGCATCAGTACCAGTCCGAGACATCGCGGCCATACCAGCGGCTACTTGATCAAAGGGAATCTTGAGCGCTGAAGCAATAGGCAACACAGCGCCCATAGCGCCGGCGAGTGCAGATGATTCCAGCTTGCCCTGTTCAACAGCTGTGCGCAGGATCGAGGTCGCTTTGCCGGCAGATAGAACAGCGGGGCCATATGCGTTCATGGCTGAAGTTGAAAGGTCAGCGATTGTGTTGACATCGCCCAAACCAATTGCTGCACCCTTGAGGGATGCTTCTAAAGTTTCCATTGCATCGCTGCCGCGCAAGCCGGCTGAGGTAATGAAAAACATTGCGTCTGCCGCTTCGCTGGCGCTCTTGCCATACTGGGATGCCAGGGACTTGATCTTGTCCCGCATACCGTCCACTTCATCATTGGTCAGACCAACGAGGGAAACCATTTTTGTGAGCGAGGTGTCAAAGTCCATTGCCATTTTCGTTGCAGCAATACCAACACCGACAATGGGCAACGTTAGGCCAACAGTCATGGCTTTACCTGTGCGAGCCATGCCAGCGCCAATTGCAGACATCTTGGCGCCCATTGCAGTGAACGCACTACCAACTGGGGCAACTTGCTTTTCTAACGCCGCAAGTTGGCGTTTAGCTTGGTTAATCCCTTTGGCATCAAAACTAGATCCAACGAGCAGGTTAATCGAATTCTTAGCCACTGACTAACCCCTCACTTAACTAGTCCATATATCTAAACGAGACTGCGCATCTTGTGCAGCGTCTTGCAGTAACTTGTCAATTCTTGAACTTGCGTTTGATTCCAGATTCGATTCTTTAGCACCCCAGATGAATCGTGACTTAGGTGAGCCGGATTGCTTAATCACTTCGCGGCTGAATTGTGAATTACCTTTAGCACCTTTACCTATTGTCTGGAAAATAATGCCAGGCGTGTTCTTGGAAGTGATCAAACCTCGAACGCTGGCATTTTTGCTCGCTGTTGCAGCGGTACGCCGCACCGATGTTTTAATACTTCCACGCACCTCATTGCCGTTAAAGTCAATTGCTTCACCGCCACGGCGGTTCCACTTGCCCCAACCACCTTGACCTGAGAGTGAAACAATCGCCATTGGTGGAGTGCGTCGAACTGCCTCTGCTTGCCCCTCGGCAAGAATGAGCCGAATACCTTTAGTGATTTCGCCATATGCTTTTTTATCAAAGTAAGCAAGTGCATTGACAGCGTTCCCGACACCTTGAACTTTGATAATCATTTCTTGGATGCCTTTCGCTCTTCAACCATGCGCCACCGTAAATACCGTTCCATCGTGGTAATCATTCGTGGCGACTCCGCTAACACGCTCGCTGGCGCAATAGAAAACTCGTAAGCCAGGTGAACTATTCTGAAGTGTGCGGAGTCTTGTCCAAAGGGGTTATTTCTTCATCCTCATCAAAACCGACTGAATCAATGGTGAGCAACCATTCATCGAATGTGCCAACCTTGGGATCAGTGCGTTTCAACGAATGCCAAGCCAAGTAGCAGGCATCTGTGAAACGAAACTCATCAGCAAGGCGAGCAGCTGAACGGTTGTACTTTGATTCAAACCCAACGATGTCAACCGCCAAGACTTTCGCCTCAGCGGTTGACCCGTCAGCGTATTCAACTTTAAGGTTCATCTTCATAGCAACAATTCCTCTCCAATTGTTTTACAGCGGATTAAGCGCCAGTGCCGCGAGCAACTGCGCCGGTGATAGGAAATGACACAGAGACAGTGGCAAGATCGCCCACTGCGCTTTGCATTGGGGAATACTGGGAAATCAAAGCGTTAAACGTGTAAGCAGGGTTGGTTGCGCTCGTTGCGGCTGTGCCACCAGGTTGAATGCTTACTGCGGCTGTGCCACCGAGCAGCGGGTAGAGCAGCGCGTCAACGCCGCCAGCACCGAAGTCTTGATGAAATTCAAAGTCAACGGTTCCACCTTTAAGACCGCCAACGCGGGTGCGCCATGCTGAACCAAACGCCGTTGTTTCTACGTCGTCTGCTTCAAGTGAGATTGTTGCACTTGCACAACTAGCCGTGACCGTGCTGCCACCAACAATGATGACTGGATTGATTGTTACGAACTTTGCCATGATGATTACCTTTCGTTAAGCGAATACTGCAACGCGGAACTCGGCTGCAAGATATGTGATGTCTGCAATTACTAGATCCCCATAGTTACGGAGATCTACAACTCTCAGATCGTTGCAAGCGCCTGAGAGAGTTCTGTTTGATTCAATTGCTGTCTTGACGCTGCTTGCCCCAGTAGGGTTGCAATAAGTGTCAAGCTTGTTTTGTGCTGTGCGCTCGCTGACTCTGCCAACAATGCACAACACGGTGAACTGGTATGTGTCTAAACCTCTACCCATTGAAGTATCAAATGAGATTGATTCGGGTGAAACAATGGCAATGGGTGGCTTTGGGTCATCAGGGATTGTTGCTGATGTGCGCAGCCCTGAGATTGTTGCAAGGTTGGTTGCAATGCCAGCGCGAATTGCGCTCATTGTTGTCATGCAACACCGACCACGTTGCGCCGGTACGGGGCGAGCATGGCGTTGATGTCAGGATCAAACTTGCGAACCATCACAATACCAATTTCACCAAAGCCTGCTGCCCCTAGTGGACTGTCGAAACGCTTAAATTGGCGCAGCGACATGAGGACACATGCTTGCACAACATCGGTGGGAATCGTTGTGGCAAAGCCGAATGCAGCAGTGACCTTCACGGTTGTCTCACCGATAGGCGAAGTGGGAAACAAGTAATCTTGGACGGCAATAAGTTTGTTGGTGGGAAATGCCAAACCTGCGGATATGCTGTTGAGTGGCTGGCGTTGAAAATCATTAGCAGTCCAGGTTTCGTCATAGACACCATCAACACCAGATGAAGTCTGAACAGCGATTGATGCGCCGGCAACGTCATCAATTGTGCAAGCGTAGGAATTGTCTGCAACGTAATAGCGGGACTCTGAGGTTGTCACATAGAAGTGGCGCTGGCAATGACCATCAATGAGCCGTGAACTTGATTCAATTGCCAACTCAAGCAGCGTGTCATCAATGTCATCAGTGATGCGCGCTGCCGCCTTAACGGTTGCTAGATCAGCGTAGCCGTTCACAATCGCCATTGGTTAATCCTTTGCTAGGTCAGTAAGTAGTGGCCGCCACATCTGCGCGTACACCTTGTCTGCGTCATAGTTGTCAACAACGAATTGCCGGGCAGTCATGGACGGTTTGCCGGTGCGCTGCTCGTATGCCTGGTTAAGCGCGTCAACAATGCCTGAGACACTCGGCGTTTGAAACCAAGCCGCTTGAGCAACATCCCACAGCGGCTGCCCCGGCACTTTCCAGCCATGACCAACCAACTCGGGCTGCGCGCTAAAATCAGAGACAATCACAGGGACACCACATGATTGAGCATCAATCACAGTGATCCCAAAACCTTCACCCAAAGTTGGTGCAAGTAGTACATCCATGCCGGAATAAATAACAGCGAGGTATTCGCTGGGGATTCCTTTGTGGTACTGGTACTGGTTCACGAATTCAAATTGATCATCGCGCAGACCAACAGCCTTGATCAAAGGGTCAAAGGGAATGCCACCCATCCCGCCGTGACGTTCGGTATGCAAGTACAGAAAGGCATCGGGCTTGTCTGCTGCGAAGATTGAGAAAGCAAGCAACTGCTCAGCAAACGATTTGCGAACGGGCGCAATGCCTTTGTTGTTGTTGTTGATCCCGACAACGAAAGCATCTTTGGGCGCTTTCATTATTTGCCGGCCAGACTTCACGCCGTTGGCAGTCAATATGTTGTGGGACGGTTTGAATACTTGTGTGTCAATGGCGTGTGGGATGTAGTCACACTCAAGACCTTGAGCGCGTATCTGCTGCGCGCCGAATTGTGACATTGCCAAAGCTCGCACATTGGGTTTGGTCAGAAACTGTATTACATTTTCAGGTGCTGGCGTGTGATCAATTGGCACCCAACAAACAACAGGCATGTCATCCCAGCGAGGGTGATCAAAGACCCATGCGTCATACAGCGTGAAAACAATCGGTTTACCTTCAGGGAATTCTCTGCTGTGTTCCTGCCAGTACGGGTAAACAACTTCATTGGAGTACGGGTCAAGTCCTTTGGGATAGACCGTCATTCCCTCCCAGTCACTGACTGTTCCCTCTAAACCATAGTTCGCAGCAACAGCAACGTGATGACCATCTGCAACCATGCGCGTTGTTACTTGTGCTGTTTGCGTTCCGTAGCCCGTAGGTGCCCAGGGTGCGTTGCTTGCCCAGAGTGCAGTGAGTTTGTTCACGGTTTCCTTTCACGGTTCACGGTTGTGTTAGTCGGTGGAAACCGATGGGCGCAACTGCCGTGAATCAATTGCGACCATCGGAGTGTGAATCAGTGCTTACGCAGCGTTGCCAATAAAGTGCTTGACTGCTTGAGCCTGACCGAGATCGCCCCACAAGCGAAGCGTTACGCGGAAACCGACCTCATCGGTGTTGAAGTACGCATCATCACTGCGAGCAATTTCGATGCCACCAACTTGGCGCACATGGTAGGAACTGAAAGCGCCAAACAGAACAGACTTTGCGCTAAGAGCAGTTGCAACCACGTCTGGGTTTTCCAGAACGCCGTAACCTGCGAAGGTGTCAGGATTGCCAGCAGAGGTTGTTGGCACATACAGGTACTGTCCTGCGGTGTCCTTCAACTTACGGAGCGCGCCAAGACTTGAACGACGCATCATGAAGTTTGCACCTTCGCGCACATAGTCAGAATCAACCGAGTGTGCAAGGTCAATAAGGTTGTCAGCAGTGAA